CAGCATTACTAGCGTTAGGCGATGCAATGGTGGCGGTAATAACGTTATTTGAATTGTAGTTTTCGCCGTCGTTTATTATTGTAACAGCAGACACTCCACCTAAAGAAACTGACGTGTTTGCTGTAATGGTTGTGCCATCTTCGCTGATAGGATTACCATTAGCGTCCAGTCCGGGTTTAATAATAACGCGTTCTTTCATTACTGCGTTTGCAGCTGTATCTGTTGCTAGATCTACATCGACAAATTTGATTACTTTCTTCTTCTTTTCAGGACCAAAGTACCAGCCTTTCAAAGTGAAAGTAAGTGTATATAGAATAGCTTGTCTTGTTTCGTAATCACCTTCGTAGAGATCTTCAGTAATGACTCCATTCAAAATGATAGGAATATCAATAGGATCTAAGTCTGGTACCATCGATGCGGTAACAGTCCAATCAGGTGTAAAGAACGGAATGATTTGTTCCATAATCTTCGTTGCATCTTCGGCGTACTTTGTCATAATGTACAAAGAGAATTCTAGGTTATACGGAACTGATGAATACATAAAGTCGCGAGAATCATCAGTTTCTGCTTTTGCATCTTTACGCATCTTTTGAGTAGAACCAATTTTACGCTGCGGGTCATAATTCAGACTTGTAATTTCAAAAGACATCCTTGGCAAACTAATAGCAGTTCTTCTGCTGTTTAACAAATCAGGATCTTCTTTTAGTCTTGAAAGAACTTTTTGGACTGGTGCATAGGATAGTGGTACAATCATATCTTGTACTATTGTTCCGGCATTGTCTTTTCGCTCAATTTTAATTTGATTGAACATTGTGCCGAACAGCGCTACATATCTTCGTGTTGTCTCATTATAGAAATAATTTGCAATGGCCATTCTTATAAATCCTGAATAGTAATGTTTTCACTGAATGGATCTACATCAGAAAAATCTAATATATCATCAGCGAGGGCTTCGAACTCTAGGTTTTGAGCCATAGGATCGTTATTAGCAACGTCTGATAGTGTAGTTACAAATGTACTTGTAGAATTAACATCATCGAAGTAATGATCTATATCGTATCTACCAGTATCGAATCGTTCATTCGAGAATTCCATAAGCTCGCATTTGATGTCGTATACTTGTAAAGAACCAGCTTGATAAAATACACTCTCATGTTCAACATAAGTAATTCTGTACATTTTCTTATTAAGTGGTAACCATATAATATCGTTTTCACGAGGACGAGGTTTAGTAGGATCGGTTCTAGTAACATATCTTTCAAATGTTCTGATAGCCACGGTAAGTGTAACCGAATCTCTAATCTGTAAACCAAACTTAGAAAGGAAGTCACCTTCACCTTCAAATCCATCTACGTTCTTAACATATACTTCAAAGGAATACATCTCGTCATAAAGAGGCGAATCATCTTCATTAAAGATCTTATCGACATTATTAAACTGACCACTAATATAGTCTACATCAACGCCATAAATTTGAATCGACTCTATTACAAGATCATCGATTAAATTCTGTTCATTGAATTCGTCATAATTACTGAAGTATGCATTAGTTGCCATGATTTACCCGATAAAATTATACGTGAGCGGTTGAAGATTATTAATAGCTTCTTCTTCCATCTTTTCTCGTTCAGCTCTTGCTTCAGCTAATATTTGTTCACCGTTAAATGATACACCGCCAACCAATTGCATGTTTGTAAACTTAGTTAGGTTAAGACCCCATTGTTCACGTACAAGAACTGATGCATAGTTTTGTAACCAACGATCAGACCAAACATCAGCGTAAGAATCTCCATCGATAATATCGTATGCTTCGATAATAATATAGCTACCAACAGTCCAGCGTTCGTGGTTGTTATCGATATACAATTTATTAACGTGTTTGTTATAGCGTACTAACGGTTTACCAACAAGAACTTCTTGCATAAATTCGATATGTTGCATAGTCATATAGTAGTTAGTCATACTATAGCTTGTCATATCTTGAATATTGTTTAGAACGAATTGATACTGAACGTTGAACATGCCGCCGCCCATAGAAATCGACGTATCAAATTCAAAGACTTTTGAAATACCAAGCAGCTTTTGTGGTAATGTAATATAGCCGTTTGTTTTATCTTGCTCAGTAATCTCGTGCTTTAGATAAACTAACTGGCTGCCGTTATAGTGGTAATCTCTCCAGAAAGAAACAGCTTCATCTACTCTATCGTCGAGTTGCTCTTCCGATACATTGACTTGGATAACCGGAGCACCGATCTTCCTTAAAATATATTGAATGAAATCGTCTCTTGATTGTGGTTGTGCCATGTGTTTCCCCTTACGCCAATTCGTCTTTGACGATTACTTTAATGTAACCAGTGTTTGGAAAGGTTTCAATCCCGCCGTTATTATATGTTACTTGGAATTCTGCACTATGTATACCAGTGTTAGCAGTATCACCAGTTTGCCAATCATATGCTACGGTACCTTTAGCCGGATTAAGAACAATTCCAGCTCCAGTGTCAACAATAATTGTGCCATTCTCATCTTTCATGTGGAATGCTATTGATGCTGCATCTACCATAGAACGAGCTCTACCATTGGAGTCTTTCAAGGCAGCGCTAATAGATGGTGCAGTATCGTTCTGTTTGATGTAAAATGTAGCTGCCATGTATTTTCCCCAAAGTTTTCTTTCTTTATTTTAGTTATTTATTAGAAAGTGAAAACTTATTGTAGAATGACCGCGTAAGTAATGCCGTCATTTATTATGTGTAAAGAATTAGATTCATCGACAATATCTACGCCATTAGAATCTATTGCATCAAATGAAACGTAACTTGCTCCATTATCAGAATATGGCCTAGTCGATATATTTAAGCCCGTGCTTGTAACGCCAAAACTATATAAGCCCGCACTATCTCCTAACGAGAACACGCCCAAGCTAGTCTCTAATGTAAATTCTAATGTAGGATTGAAGTTGGCGTGTGTTAAGTTGTAACCAGTAGATGTTGCGGTGTAATCGAATAATACATTATTTGCTACTGACGCATAGCGTTGTACACCGAACTCTACCGTAGAAGAGCCAGTGAAACCAAAGCTTAGATTTGCTGCACGACCATCAATTATCGGAGTTTCAATACCACCAGTGAACGTAAAGTCAATAGTGACTGGTTGTATATCGCCAAATATTGGCACAGTACCATAAGAAACAAGAGTAGGAGAGATTGCACTTGAAGGCAAATCTCCCGTTACTTGTAGATAACCACCGCCGAAGAAACTAAAATCTATTGTTGCGTTTAATGTACCATCAGACATGAGGCTTTACCTTTTATAAAGTTAAGCGCCGCCAGCTGTAATGGTAAACGTTGTAATATTGATTTGTTGACCTGTGGCAATGTTTGTATTGTCTAGTTGCATATCACCGCCAGCACCTGTTGCAGTAACTGTGCCTTGCATATGACATACTGTGCCGTCATTAGTGTGCAATCTGAAATATCCTGCTGTACCTGAATCATCAGCAGATAAATCCTGCCAAGTTCCTGATAAAGCAATAGATCCGGCAGCTGCTGTTCCCAACCAATCACTTGGTAAAACCATTGTCGCTAGAACTGTACCTGTATTAGCAGTAGCTGCATCGGCAGGTTTAGTACCAGTGTTAATAGTTAAGATAGGGTTAATTCCTACTGCTGTTTCGATCGCGGCTAATGTAGCGTTCCGTGATGCTACTGATAACTGAAAAGCCATCGTCGTCTCCTTTATGTGAATATAATTGTTTATTTAAGATATTTATAAAAAAACAGTTGACAACCTTTCAAATCATGGTATAATAAGAATATGTTCTTTATAATAATACTAAGTAATCTATATTGTTTCTTCTATAGATCTTCTCTCAATATCATCTTCAGATAGTTCAGATCCCATCCAGACTTCAATAACCTTAACTGGTGTAAAACCAACATTGATTGCCTTATGCCATGTATTTATAGGAATATCAATACTATCTCCAGACTTGTAAATATTTGAACTACTATATCCATTAGCAAATTCTAGATCCATTCTCAGATCACCATCAACAATATGCCAGTGCTCAGATCTTTTAAAGTGTCTTTGATCACTCAGAGATTTAGTAGGATCAATCGATAATTCTTTTACTTTCCAATGACCATTCTGATCTAAATCTCTGTACTTTCCCCATAGTCTACTTGTCGTGGGCTTGTCCCACTCATTTAAGATCCACGAAGAACTGTTCTTTTTATCTTCTCCACCAACACCGAATACAAATTCAACATCATCAAAAACCATCTCTGGGATGTTATCTGATGTTCTGTCACCACCGTTTGCAAAGACAATATTACTATTATTAGGAGCTTGTTTCTTTACATATTCAATAGCAGCAATTGCTGTATCGTCATCATCGTTAAATGAGAATACATGTCCTACACAGCCAAGTTCCTTGATGATAGACATTCTTTCTTCACAGGACATAAATGGTCTACCTTTTTTACGAGTCAACCATTCATCGCTATTAACACCTACGAATAAAATAGAACCCAACTCTTTAGCAGCTTTCATATATGCTATGTGACCTGAGTGAAGTGGATCGAATCCACCTGTACACATAACTGGTTTCATTATAGTTTCTCCATCATATAGTTCCAAGCAAAGTTTATCTTAGAATTAGATTTCATCGCTGACTTGTAATTAGCATACATAGGGTGTACCCACCAATCTTCATAGCTAGAATTCT